TCGACCGTTACACCTGGATTTAACTCGTTCTCGTCGTCATAAGGGTAGTCAGGATCTCCCTGCGCGGCGACTGAAAGTCCGTCCGGCAGATAGAGTGCTCCTGCGTTTAGGCGTGACCTTGCGGTCGCGCGAAACGTTCTGTTTAAAAGTAAAAGTTCAGCGCAAAGGTCAAGTAGACCTCTTAGACTTGAGTCAGCCTCCTCGGAGTAGCGTGGGTGAGCTCTCCAGATGCGTCCAACGAACGCCTGGTTTGGAAGCTTGATTGCCTTGTCGCTGCCGCGACTTGCGGACGTGATGTCACGACGTGGAACGATCATGTATGAGTTTCTTGAGTCAACCTGTAGCTCGTCTGTAGATCGGATGTCCCATGACTCTGGAGTTCCTGTTCCCTGCTTTGCAGGGAACTGCACAAGATAGCACTCACCTGACACTGATAGGTTTAGTGCCGCGTCACGTAATAAACCGGCCTGTCCCCCGTATGCGGAGTCAAGTCTTGACAGTGCACGCTCCGCGGCTGAGGCAAGTCGTGGATCGATAAAGTTACTTGAGCGAACTGATACCGGAGTCTCCGCAGGGTTATCAATTGCCGCCGCGTAGAGACGAATTCTTGAGACGACGGACGCAACTAGGTTAAATGCGTACTTAACCTCGCCGATCGCGTCGTAGTACTCCCAAGCCTCACCCTGCCAGTCACTTGCTCCTCCGGCACGGCGTTGCTTAAAGTACTCAACCTCTCCCTTGTCGTTGAGAGGAATGCGGGCTGCTGCCGCGGTCATTGCTCGCGGTGAAGAATATGCAACAGGTTGCGCGAACGTTGACTCGCTCGTGATGAGCGTTATCTGACTTGGAATCTGCTTAGGTTTGTTTTGAGAACGAGAGGTCAGACGTGTGTTGCGAGGTGTATCTTTTCTAAATACTGCCAAGTGCTGCTCCTCGTCGTTGGCTAACGGAACGCTGGGTCATTACTGGTCCAGGCGCGCGGTTATAAGGCTTGATACTGCCGACAGGGCAAATATACACCCAACGAGCAAGGTGATACTTGGATTTATGGCATAAAAGATCACGGTCGGAAGTGCGACCCAGAGCGAGACGCACCACTCGCACGTAAAGAAAAATCCTACGTAGCTTGTCTCCGGAGGGAACCTGTCCCAGATCTTGTCTCTTAACGCCGCAAAGATCTCATCCGCAACTATTGCTCTAGTTAGTCGAAATATCGCCAGGGCAAGTATGATAAACGTGATTCCTGACATGTGTGTTATGTGATATAGGTTCATGCTGTTGGGTCCTTAATCGAGTCCATGGTTCGGTAGGGGCTCCAGCTCCGTAGACGGCTTCCACAGTTGCAGCCTTTTTGATACTTAAACGCGATGACCTTTCCAGACCGTGTTATCAGCTGGGAGTCATCCGTCTTGTTTCCAGACCAGTTAAGGTCCGCAAGTCTTTCTGAGAAGATTAAACGTGGTCCTGCGTGGTGATCGGCCGCCACCATCACGACGTTACCGTTGTCGTCCGACGTGACGACGACGCGTACTCGCTCGAGATAACGAGCGCCGGTAAGGTTTGTTGACGGCGAGACCCTTACGGTCCTAAAGTCATCGACGACGTTTGGAGGGATCACCGTTATGTATGCCGGAAAGAGATCATGTAGTACCCTCATGAGGCAAGTGCCCGATCTACTCGACGCTTCATCGCACGGTAGGTAACTCCTGACGCACGGGCAAGCTCCGAGACCGTAACACCTCTTAGGTAAAGTTGTCCTGCCATAAGTGTAAGCTCAACGTTTGCGGTGAAGGAAGTTGAGGATGGAGTTGTCCGAGATCGGTAGCGTCTAGCCAGCGGTGAAAGTCTCGCGATTCTCAACTGGTCGTCGTGTGGAATTCCTGGCGACTTGGGACGCTGTCTCACGGACCTGGGTTTCTTAACGGGAGGAACGGGTACGTTGCCAAGTGAGACTACGGTCTCGGGAAGTTTCTTGACTACCCAGGACCGGATGGTGGATCTTCTGCGCGGTGGATTAAACGCGTCGGCGATGGACTGTAGCGTCCAGCCTGCCTCGCTGAGGTCCTGGACCCTTCGCCACAGAACTTCTCTTGTCAGGGTAGAGATAAGTTCCTGCTCGCTCTTTGGCAGATCCGGAGTATGCATGTAGATACCGTATCATACTCTTTTTCCGTTGTGTACATTTTGCGGCGGTAATATGATGTACAATTTGGATTATTTGATACCTTAAGGTTAACTGCCTTGGACGTGAGAGACGGCCCCGTATAGGGAGAGACACTTTTCAAAACGTCTCCAACTATTTTTACAATAAAAAATAATTTTGCGACGCAGAATAAAAAAGACCACGTACCGTGAGATACGTGGCCTTTGTAATGTTTTACGTTAGATAATAACGTTTACGTTTGAATCTCCTTCAAAGATTCTCTTAAAGGTCTCAGCGTCTACCTTTCCAGTGGACCTTAGTCCCTTGTCCTTCTGGAACTTCTCAACTGAGAGCATGGTTAACTCGCCAAGCCATCCGTCCTTGTCACCGGCTGCGTCCTTGTATCCTAGTTCCTCTAGGCGACGTTGCAGGTGATGGATGGTTAGTGACTTGCGCTCGTAGATATTTTTGTATACGCACTTGGCAAGATATACGTCGTCCTTGTCACCTTTTCCGACGACATGTTTCGCAGGGCTTACCGCGACAGGCGCAGGCTGGACCTCGGGAACGACAGGCTTAGGTTCCTCGACGATAACTACAGGCTCAGGCTTAGGTTCCTCAACCTTGACAGGTTCAGGAGCTGGTGCCGCAGGGATGTTGACTACCACCGACTCCGCAGGGGCATCGGTCTTGGTCTCTAGGTTTTCTTGTTCCATGTGTATATCCTAATCTACTAGTTCGCGGCTGACTTAGGAAACTCCTGCATGAGCTGGGTTATCTTGTGCTCGTGCGCCGTGCCGTCGTATGCGTTTGGACCTAGGCCCCATGAGCCCCAGTCCTTACCGCCTTTTGTCATGTGAAACGCGATCTGCGCGTTTGTGACAGGGTCAAAGAGCTCCCTGTTTGTTTCGATGCCAAACTTATCACGACGTGCCGCACCGAGGTCTCCGATCATGTTGATCTGAAACAGCCCGTATGAGTTATCACCTGTGTCGGTGTTGTCGTTGTGAGCCACGGGGCGACCACCTGATTCCTTCTTGGTCACCGCCCAGGCAAGCTTAAGTTGCTTACCCTTGAAGCCCACCGCATCGAGAAGCTCGATGAGTTGGTCATCGTTGAGAGCCTTGGCTCCCTTGTACTTAACGAGTGGATCCGTTACTACCGACGGGGTAGGAATTGATCCGACCAGTTGTACTGTTGCCGAGCTTGAGTTTATGTTTAACACCATAAGTACCCCAAGCGTTAGTGCCGTAATATAGGCCGCTGTCGACATTGCCATTCCACGTATTGTGATTTGCAACGCTAGTTCGCCTCCTTAGGTTAGGGATGGGACAACCTGGCAATACCGCACCAGGTTTCTTGCTGTCGCCGTGCTTCTCAGACCTTGGTCTGTCCTCTACCGCTTGCACAGCGTGAGAGATAAGAAGGGTTGACAATGTCGGTCCTCCGTCTCTCCGTAGTTAGGGCCCGGTTGGGCCGTTGGGATAACTATACCATAGACCAGGTAAAACAGGCACCCGCAGGCACCTGTTTATCCTAGTTTTTAGAGTTTTTTAGCTTCTCATGGCCAATAAGGCCGATGCAACCGAGGCTAACCCTAGGGCTAGGACCAGGCTGCCGCTCTCAGGGGAACTGAGCGCCACCAGGACGGCAAGTAGAGCTGACCCGGCGGATATTATTGAAGGCCAGGCAAGGTCCCGCAGGACGATCCAGAGGTAGCTCATAGAACTGACTTTGGTTTTCTTGTCTTACCCTTAAGTCGATCGGACGTGTTGCGTATCGGCGTGCCTGACTCCTGGATTAGCTTACGGGCCTTGCCGTATGTAATTCCAAGTGCCTGGGCTACCTCAACTACGGACTTACCTGCCGTGTAGAGTGACGCGGCCTGGGTAGGTGTGATTGTTGTCACTGTTTTTCCTTTCGTAGTTTCTTCGTTTTCACGCTAAACAGCAAGGTGCGCGAGCGCGTGACCGACTCGCGTGCCTCTATGAGCAAATTACTACTGCTCAAGACTTTTTGCCTTTTTCAGGCTTGGGAGGAGTTCTTCCATGGTTATTGCAAAGTATCTTTCCACCCCAGGCTCCTCTTGGCTTTAGGTTGTTGTCACAGTCACTGCCGTATCCAGCGGCATAACACTTAAGCTTCTCGGTTTTTCCGATGGCGGTGGTCAAGGCGACGAGTGCTCGCTTAGTTACGCTGTCCTTGATTAAAAATCCATCCTGCTCGTGACATCCGGCACATAGGTACTCGTTGCGCCGGTGAACTGGGTCACGAAACGCAGTTGGACTGCCACAACGGTCACAGTGCTGTACGAAGCGTATGTTTGCGATTAACCTCTTGTAGTCATCGGCGCACATAAGCTTATCGTCAATTTCATAGACGAGTACGTTTGTGTCACCGCACGAGGAACAGGTGTCATACACGTAGCGCTGTTCACGCTGGTTTGTGCCTAGCATGTTGGTCCTCCGTATTCGTCCTTGGGAAGAATATATTCCTTATTCCTCTTCTTGTAAATCCTTTGGTTCATGTTTCTTCACTATTCCGGCAAGCTGTGGTCCCCACATGCGCTCGCCAGGTTTAAGGTTATCTTCCTTTTCACGACGCTTGTCGTCTAGGGAAAATACATTACTCATTTCTTCCTTGGGTTAACTACGCCAAGTAAAGGTTCAAGTCGGATGGTGTTCTTCCTGTAGCGGTAGAACTTGACGGCGGCAAATCCAGCCGCGATGGCAAGAACTAGAAACACGTTGATCTCAAGCGCGAACAGGTCGCGTACGTAGATCGAAAAAAGACTTCCGTAGATGTCCATGCTAAAAAGTGGGTCCATGTTTGTTTCTCCTTATTTTATTTTTTGTTCGCGAACTCGGTGTCCGCGATGTCGTCCATTGCAGCCGCAAGAAGCATCGCAGGAAAGAATCCTAGGATGCCCATGATAACTGCACCAACGAAGGTTAGCAGGCTTTCGCCTGCGAAGAAAAACATCGCCGAGTAGATTACCCACACTGTAGCAACGAACTTCATTGCCACGGCGTATCTACGAAAACGATAACCTCTAAAGTTATTGATCTTGATCTTCATGGGGAATTTCCTTTCGTCGTTTTGTCCTTGGGATAATTATATCAGGAATATCAGGAAGAAGACTCCTACCGAAACACCGGGGCTTCAATAGGAAGCTTCTACCTTTATGACTTCCTCTAGCATGTCTAGTTTAGTGACTTCCTCTAGCATCTCTTTTAAGGCCTCAAGTTTTGCTCTGTGATACCTGCTTCTATTTCTGTCCGTATCAGTAAGCAAAAAGTCTGTGTGATACTTAATCCTGTCAAGTATCTTTTCCCGCATAGAAAGATTTCCAAACCTGTCATATGCGTCTTTAGGAGGTCTTGTTAGTTGCGCCTCTAGTTGTGCCCTAATTATGTTGTTCATGAGGAAACTCTTAAGGGATGCCGCCCCTTAAAATTATTGATTTCATTTAGAGAACGACTAAACGACTCAACGTCAATCATCAAGTCCCAGTCCTCCGCGCGGACATCAAGTAGAAACACCGCAGGAGTTAGTTCCTCGTTGTGCGGTTGCCATACATGTGCCATCACCCTTACGCGATGGTGCGTGATATCTCTGTTTGTATGCCCTTGGTGGTCGAAGAGCATTAGCTCTAGGACATGAAACCCACCTACCTCTAGGTTGAGTTTCTTTATGTCGGGATACTGGTTTAAGCCAAGTACCTCGGCAGTTTGAATTAACCTTTTCAGGTTATGTGTATTTACTACCCTTATGTTTTTATTTGTCATAAGGTTAATTATATCAGGTTTTACCTGACGGAGAACCCACCCTTGCCCCTGAAACTCGGGATCTTTCGGTGAGCCGGTGACTTGGCCTTGATCTTCCCACCCATGAACCCAGAGGGCGGCTTGATCAAAAGCGCCGTAAGGGCATGGACCAGCGCGTCGACCCGGTCAGGAGACTTGCCCTCACCTGGGATCCACGCGCACATCTGGGACTCGAGGTCTCCTAGGTAGCCCACGTGGTGAACGCGGCTTTGCTCGTAGGCCAGGGTGATCGGCTCGGCCCTTAGGGCCTTTCCGTACTTGGAGTGAACCTCAAGGACCTTTACCGCTGGGTCAATGGTGTTAATGGCGTTACGAACCAGCGCGCCTCCCTGGTTAACCTCGGCCACGACAGGACAGCCCCACTTACGGGCCATCTGAACTACTCGGTTTGCCCACACGTCAGGTGAGCCGTGAATCGACGCGTCCTCAAGTACCCAGCTCTGACGCTTGTAAAGATCTCGCTCGCCGGTAGAGGCTACGACCACGATGCCGCACTCGTCACGAGGATTTTCAGCCACGGAAGGATCTACGCCGATGCAGCGTAGCGGAGTTCCGACCGGATACTGCATGTCGCGTCCCTTGTCGATAAGCTCCTGTGTCCACAGAGCTCCCTCGACGTCGGAGAGCATCTCGCCGTAGAGCTCCTGGCTTGCCAGGCGGGTACCTTCGTACACACCTATAATTGCGTCCAGGTAGGTCTTGGAGAGATTTCCGGTGTTGTCCATGGTAGATCCACGCGTAATCACAACTCGCCCCGTCTTCTCGGCCTCGGACATAAGCTGGTAGAGAAGTGGCACACGCTTAGGAGTTGTGGTTACCACAATCTTTGGGTTAGCTCCAAGACGAGTTCCAACGCGAAGGTTGTCAAACGCTGTCATTCCAGCCGCGTCGGGAGTTTGTCTCCAGGCTGCGACCTCGTCACCCCAGGCGTGTGTAAACTGTGGACCGCGAAGTGAATCTGGCTCATCAGCTGTAAAGCACGTAGCCGTATTTCCGTTGGGCCATGTTAATCTTCTCTTCGACGGTTCATATAAAGGACGCTCGCTTGGAGGAGTTACGTTGATAATTCCAGACTCGCCCTCGACGATAACGTCACGTACGTCGGCCGCTGTACGAGCTACGAGTGCGAAGCGCTTTTGTCCCTTGCTTGCATCACGCGCCTCCTGCCGTACCCACTCGGCTGCTGTTCTAGTCTTACCAGCTCCGCGTCCTGCCATGTAAAGCCAGATTGACCAGTTACCCTCAGGTGTTTGCTGCTCAGGTCGTCCCCAGACGGACCAGTCCCAGAGAAGCTGATCGGCATCAAAGCCGGACAGCACCGCCTGCTTCTCCTCCTCGGAGAGCAGAGCTAGTCTTTCCATCATGCTCTTTGCCATGTGTACTATAGTACATTAAAACGATAGAAGCTAGGCGGATGGGAAACGCCTAGCTTCTATTGAAAGGATGTCTCGACCTGGCAAACTGAGGATCCACCAAGGAGACCCCCACTCAGGTATGAACGGACCTGGTGGTTGGTAAAATTATATTACCTTTTTGCAAAAATTGAAACTTCCTCATGTACCGCATCAACAACCCTTGCCCAGATAGCAGGAGTATGATCAAAAGGCTGGTATCCACCAGCTCCTCCGATAAGTACCCTGCCATCACAGTATGTGGACGCAATTCGCCCAACTGTGTGAGCCGCAAAGTCATATCCGTAGTAGTCAAAGTTAAGCGTGGATAATGGATCTGTGCGATGAGAATCAGCTCCGGCGGCCAGCAGAATCACGTCCGGCTTGATCTTGTCCGCAAGTGACTCAATCTTACCCATGACCTCTATAAACTTACCATCTCCGCTTGCTGGATCAAGTGCCCAGTTATAGATACCTTGCTTAGGTGTGTGGCCTTTTAAGCCTGTGCCAGGAAAGATAACTGAGTCATGAATAGAACACGTCACAAGATCTGGTTCATCCGCAAGAAGATTTTCTACACCATCTCCATGATGAGCGTCCCAGTCGATGTACATGACCTTCATGCCATTTTTCTGAAACTCCTTTGCGGCCCATGCCATGTCGTTAAACACGCAGAAGCCAGAGCTGTGGTTATACTGAGCGTGGTGCTTAGCTCCCTGAGGATTAAACCCGACTCTTAGCTCGTCGGCAAGCATCTTCTCTGTAAGCCGAACTGTTCCGGCAAACATGTGAAGGGCAACCTTACCTAGCTCGACCTGGTCAGGATACCACTCACCACAGTGTCCATCGTCAAGAACTCTAGAAACATAGTCCTTGTCGTGAATGGACTCAACCTTAGCTCGGTCTCCGTCTTGGATGTCTGGTTTTACGATGACGAGGTCATGGTCATTGGATAGAAGTTTTGTTGCGTACTTTGCACGCACAGGGTTAGTAGGATGTGAATCGTTTGTCCTACCGCCTAGCTTCCAGCCAAGATATACGTCGTCATATGCTACGTGTATCTTATTTTTCAACAGGCACCTCATCTGACATAACTAGGTAATCAACGAAGTGTCTGTTTAACAAGACAGCCTTTGATCTTTTCTCCCGCATAAGATTTATCGCATCATTTGCCTTATACCCATGTTTCATAAGAACATGAGCCATGACAAGACCTGAGCGGTTAATTCCAGCCTGACAGCGAACTAACACACGCTTACCTGATGTCCAAGCGCTGTACACAAAGTCAGCAGCTCTTTGAACCGCATCAAAATCTATGTGGCCGATGTCTGAGTCATAAAATCCATAACGAATCTCCTCGACTAACCAGTCGGCAGGTCGTGCCCATGCGTAAAGTGTTACGACCGTATCAAAATCATCCTTAGTTATCATGCGTGGTTTATAGACGTTAACACCTGTTTCAATTGTGTCATCGTCTTCCGTACCACCTAGCCATAAACCTGGGAGGATCTCACTCCATAGGGGGAAGTCCCAACCGATGTCGTGCACCGGAGCATATAGGCTGCTATCCTCTATAATCTTCATTATTCGTTGTCCTCTTCATACTGCGTCATTATCTCCCAACATTGTGGGTGAATACCTGTTTTTATCTGTTCTCTTAGTGCCTTGTCCAAATCAGGCAGTGCGTCTTGAATCAACATTCCGAAGTTCCACTTAAAGAAACCATCGGCAGGAACCTCAACTACACCGGTTTTCTTACATATACCGCATAGGGGAGTTTCAACTATATATGTGCTGTCCAATACGCTCATGATCTGTCCTTTCGTCATTTGATAGGTCTATTATATCAGGTTTTAGTACCCTTCTGAGACATGATTGTTATGTCTCCACCTGAGTAGGCGTCCCACTTAACTGACTGCTCGATGGCTCGGCGCAGAAGCCTTTCAGCCTCATCGGGATTTTTAGCCTTTTCAGCACCAAGAACTCCAAGAGCTCCTAGAGCGTACTTGCCACCTGAGCCGGCAACGTAGAGTCCACGCCTGCATCGTTCCCACGAGTAGTCCTCGGCAATGCTGTAAAGATTTCCCTTGACCGCAACTATGAAGTTGTTGTCGTTGTATGCTACGTCTCCGTCGTCCTTCATGTCATATCCAGACTTGATAAAGATCTGCCGCATACTTGGTATGAAGACCTTTGTCATGTACTGATCTGTAGACCTCCCGGTAAAGCGAGGAGCTGGCCAGCCAAACTGAAGTATGTTGATTCCACGCACCGCACCTGCACCTGCGATGAGAGTTGGACCATTTTGAAATATCTTGCCTGTGACGATCTGCATGACGAAACCAGACTCATCACTTGCTCTGCTGTCCGCACCAATGGTGCACCAGCCATCACCTTGGATGGCGGCAAGAGTTGTCATGGTTCCCCCAAGAAATCCTAAAACGCGTAGGGCAACTGTATCCTACGAGAAGGATTTAGGTCTTAAACTAGGTCTAGGATTGCCACCGGACAGGTCACGTTTGAGGACTCCACGGTTCCTGTGGCAAGGTTGGTTCTAGCAAACCTTCCCACGGGATTATCCAACCGAACCACAACCTTCGTGCGATTCTTGGAGATAATCGTGGCGGTATGACCTACCATGTATCGAGTGCCTGTACTTTCATTAAACTTGACCCTATCGCCGATGTTGTAGTCGTGAATGGTACGTCCCTTGCGAACTGCCTTTAGGCGTAGGGCAACCGCATCGTTTATCTTCCCAAGGGAAGAGTCGTAGGCACCTGATGATATATCAGATAGAAGTGTTTCAATACTCATGGTACCTTCCTTTCGTCGTTAGGTACTATTATATCAGGATTCTACCTTTATCCTGTATCTATGCTTACATAACTCGCAAGTAACATACTGGTCTACGTTTCCCCAGTCATCGGTAACGAAGTCTTCATCCCACACGCTTAGGCAGGGTTGCCCGCCGAAACACTCGTCGCATCGTTCCTTGCATACTATCTCCAGGGTTATCTCCTGTGAGTAGATGCCTGAGCCCATCATCGAGCCTGCTGGATAGTAGCTCATTAACTTTTAACTAACGCGTCCATGTCACGTCTTATCTGAGCGTAGACGTTTGAACAGTCGTAACAGTACGTATCTGGTGTGACGCCAAGTATCACCGCGTCTATTCCAGAGTACACAAGCTGGGTGTTCTCGCACTTATACGTCTTACATGTTTTCATTTGTGATCCCTTCGTCGTTCAGGTAGGGCGCCTACTTCTCCTTAGGCGCCATACCCGAGTTTTAACTTACTTTGCTTTTGGGAACTTCTTAGCTCCCTTACGAAATTGGCTCATAAATCTTGAAGCCTCCTTCGTAGATGCTACCTGCATCTTCTCACCTGTTGAGGTGTTGAATACTAGGTAGTGTGCGCTATCTACCGCACGTAGTACAGCAAGCGTCTTACGCTTACGGAAGTACGCAGGTGTATAGCCTGATGGTAGCTTAACTCCACGCTTCAAAGGGGGAAGAGTTTCTACTCGAGTCCCTGGCTTTGTCCGCGCAGGTTTGACTACGGGCTTGGCAGCTTTTGTTGCCATGCTCGTCCTTTCGTCATTGCTGGCAGGGATGCCAACTCTTTAATTATATTAGGTAGGGAAGATTTTGTAAAACGAGTTAGTCATAGGCAAAGTCACTGCAGACAGGAAGGGCATGGGTACGCCAGTCCCTAATTACTCTGTCAAGAAGATCTTCGTACTTAGGATTATCTATCTTAAGTCTCGTAAGGGCGGCAAGGTCAATCAACGTATCAATGTGACTCTGCCTGTGTTCCTCAGGAGTCATAGAGCAGTGTGGACAACTCAAGATAGAACCTTAAAGTTAGGGTGAAGCGCTTCCTTGACCAATGATACTACATCTTTGGAGTGTCCTCCGATGTGATACTCGCATACCTCATCCATTCCTGGAGTTCCAAGTTCATATCTCTTCCAGTCGTAGATGGTTGCGATCTCATCGTTGTCGAATTGAATTATCCACTCAAGGGTTATCTTATCGGTATCCTCCTCGAAGCGAATTGGTTCACCAAATGTATCTATTAGGTCGCGTTGGGTTGTGGTAACATAACCCTGAAGTGATGTGCCTATCGCGTTGATGTCATGACTTGCGTAGAATTCCATCGTAGGTCCTTTCGTCGTTTGGTTAATTATATCAGGTTATGCTGATATTTTGACCTGTTTCCAGGATTGATCCTTGATAATTTTTTGAAGTTCCTTGTTGCCCTCAAGGGCAATCAGGACAAGTTGTAGCTCGTCCTCGGTAAGCTTTATACTAAAGTCCATGGTGTCTCTCCTCTCCATGGATCAATTATATCAGGACTTTGGAGTCTTTAGCTCCAGTTCAATAAACTCTTTTGCCCAGCGGGTAAGCCCAGCCTCGTGGCGGGTCTTGTGGTGACCGCACATAAATAGCTCGCCGGAGTCTCCAACGATCTTCCAGGTAGCTCGTGCAACCTGGCACGAGTCACATTGAACCCACTCTGAAAACGTGGGATCCTTAACAGGTTGCTCTAGTGTAGTCTTCATGAGCTAATCTTACTGTTGTTCTTCGTCGGTGTCTTCGTCAAAGAGCTCAGGACGTAACACCGCATCGTAAAGATCACCGCGGAACGAGTTAGAGCCGAACGAGATGTCCTCCTCCATTAGCTTATTGATTGAGAGAACTGCTGTATTTCCCTCGCCTGGAAACATGATCACGAGCTTTGTGTCTCCGTCGTTTGGGTCATCAACAAGCGCAACGTGAAAACCTATTCCGGCAACGCCGTTGCGATGAAAGTCTGAGTCTACTATCTGAAGTAGGTTTGGATCGAACTTCATGATGTCTTCCTTTCCGGTCTCCTCTGGCTGATCTCGAGCTTGGATATATCGTATCCTTTTTTCTTTATCCATGCCTTTGCCGTATCAGCGTCCATAAACTGGCCAAGCCACTCATCTCCATCAAACACGTTTACTAGATCATATAATTCGCTCATTTTGGTTCCTTCCACCGATAGCCCTGTTCGCGCTATGAATAGTTTGATACGCCTTACTTTTTCCATTGCTTGAGGCGTAGCCGTACCGAACTAGTCTAAACATGATGGCGCCGTGGGTCACACCTAGAAGTTTTGCGACGTGCGCCGCCGGAACTCCCTCAACTTTGATGACCTGGTTTAGAAGAGCTGAGAACTCCTCGGCCTCCTTGCGGTAGTTTGGACTGTTAGATCTAACAAGCGCCGCAAGTGGTTGCAGCTGCTTAAGTCTTTTTATTGACTCCTCTGATGGCTCAGGGAAGTATGATACCTGCTCGAGAGAATACTCAACCGGCAGGTCAGGAATAGGGAAGATTTCGGGAGACGTCATTACACTTGCGACGTCTGTTAGGGTTGCCATTGACTCAAGTTGCCGAGCTCTCTCTCGAGAGATATTAAGTGCAAAGCCAATTGACTCAAGTGTCCAGCCCTTCTGGCGAAGTAGGTAGACGTATGCATTTTTAATTCCCTTGTCCTTGCGAATTAAGTTTAGGACAACAGTAGGTTCAAACGGAAGTGTTAGCTTTTGTCTAACAACCTTTCCCTTTGAAACTAACTTATACTGTCTCTTGGCTGATTTTCCCATGGTATCCCTTAGTCAGAGTTGTGGTTTAAGAAGTCGGTAATAGTTTCAGTGATCACATCCTTGATCTCCTCAGAAAGTAGATCAATCTGCTCGTTTGAGAATGTTTTTAATTCATCTCCACCGTAGGTCGTAAATTCCTCAAGGTCCTCAACTGAGAGGACATAGTTTACGATCTCGTGGTTCTGTGGGTACTTGTCCATTTTAATCCTTTCGTCGTTGTTGGATCAATTATATCAGGTTTATTCCTAAAAGTAAATAAAGATGGGACCAGCCCATGTCGAATGAAAAACTGGTCCCACGACTGAATTATATTACGCTATTCCCAATCTGTGAGGTACTCAGCCTCAAAATCAGTTATTGGACGCTTTAGTCCAACGGAGGCCATGCGCAGCATCCGGTCAACGTCCGAGCGCTTGCGTGCCCGAAACTTTGAGATCCGTTCACCCGTGTGGACGTCCTTGATCTCCCAGATGCCTGCCGCAACCTTAGACTTAGACAACTGTCCAGTTTCCTTCCATCGCGTTTGCGTAGCGAGTACACAACTTCTCAATCTCAGCACAGTGCTCGTTTAGAAGACCCGTGGTCTCGCCTTCCTCGTCTGATCCACCGGTAAACACGACGTTGCCGACGATTACGTCGGTCTCGCCGAAGCACCGTGTCCACAACGCGGTGGCCACTGGGTTAACAGGCAAGCCCATCATCTTACCCTCGTCGTTGCACCACATGGTTAGCTCAGGTGTAAGGTCAACCGCCTGGATAAGTCCACCTACCGCGCCTTGAAGGTTTTCAAGGTTTGGGTCGTGTATGTCCTTGTTGAATGAACTGTCAGTTAATACGTGTAGCGTCTGCATTATTGTTCCTCTCCTAGAATCTCGAAGCCTCTGTTTAGACAGTGAACTACCTCGAAGGTATCCATCGATACCTCGCCGTTATCAAATACATTTACCGCCATCTCCCAGTGGGAAGTGCTTATTTCCTTGTTTAGGTTTCCCTCAACGTGCTCCTTTGTGAACCACTGAATCATCACGTAGGAGTCCTGGTCCTCCTCTGACAGGAGTTCTATAGCTCTTGAAACCTTCATTTTATCAACTCCAACTTCTGTCCGCGTCCGGTCCCAAGACCAAGACCGAACTGTCTGAAGTGGTTTTGGCATAGGTTAGCCCATGCCCCGAAGCTTGTTGCCGCGTCGTATGACGCTGTCTCTCCACACATATCACAGTCTGGAAGACTTTGTACCTTTACTGATGTTGACATGTTTCCCTCCGTCGTTTGTAAGGTTAATTATATCAGGTTATGAGTTAAGAACGTTAACTAGGTCTGAGTATAGTTCCTCAACCGGAGTTCCGTTCTCCATGATGACACGCTCGAACTTGTCATTGTCCGGCGACTCATCGGCAGGGCAGTCCTCTTTCCGCATGATGTATATCACGTCGTTAGGATTAAACTCCCACCAGTCTCCATTTTCGTTTGCGATATATAGACTCATGATTAACCTACCTGAAAGTCGTCGCAGTGGCGACAGTCATAAAAGTCGCCTAGCCGTAAGTTAGGGTCATAGCCATGGATATAGTCATGTTGTTCGTCAGTGGCACAGAACTTATTTCCGTTCTGAAATATAAACTTTAGTTCTTGTTCGGTGTTCATGTTTCCCTCCGTCGTTTTAATAGACGCGGCAAGTGCTGGGATTGTTTCGACCCCCTGCAGGTTTCGAGGTTTTCGTTTGACCACCAGTGAAGCCTTGCCGCGTTGGTATCTATTATATCAGGTTATGCTGCTTTTGGATTACATCCTTCATCGAGCGGTACGCCTTTTCAAGCCCGCCTTGGATGGTTGACCATAGGGAGTCGTATGTCCCACCCTGGGAGAGGGACTGAGTCCACTTGGACGCCACCGCGGCAGTTGCCGCCGAGGTACCTACGGCAAGGATTCGCCTGCCGTTAAGAGTTATGGTGTCGTACTTGCCTAGGACGTATAGGTCTAGGTCCGCGCCGCCGTTTGAGGTTGGCATCACCGGATATATCCAACCGGTCACGCCACGCTGTGAATAACGTGTGTCCGTCGCGCCTACGGCAATCGCCTCAGGTATGCACGCCGGATAGTCAACCTTGTTCGGGTTTGACCTGTTGCCCGCCGCGATAAACACGCCTACGTTAGCTTGCCTCAACGCAACTATCTGAGATTGCAGAGTTGCCTCAACAGGACACGCCGCCTCGGAGTACGCACGGCCCAGGGAGATCGACACCGCGCCGACGTTTAGTCGCGCAGAGTTTTCAATTACCCAGTTTAGTGCCGGAACCAACGCGTTGGTTCTGTAAGTGTTGGCAAAGCCCTTGTCGGACATGCCCACTATGCGAACCGCAACGATCTTAACTCCAGGGTTAACCGCGACGGCAACCGACGCCATCTGCGTTCCGTGGTTGAATGTTCTGTCCTTGTCCGC